TATATCTGAAGAGCAGATAATACAATTCATAAAAGATAATTATAAAAATGTTTTAGGAGATGTTGCTATGGCGGCATCATTTGAAGCTGCATTTGGTGTAGCAATACCAGGTATAGCTAGATTTGTTAAAAGATTTGTAGCTAAAAGAGCAGGGGCTTTACCGCCTAATCAATTAATAAAAGCGTATGAAACATTTCAAAAAGCTGGTGGAGAAGTAAATGAAGCTTCTGTTAATAGAGTTAATAAAATATTACAAGACGAATTAGGGCCAAACGCTCCTCAAGTCGATATTACAATTTTACAAGCTTTTAAATCTGGAGCAGTTCCAGTAACTAAAGATGCGTTAAATAAAACTTCTACGCCATATCAAGTAACTGCATTTGATTTAGCGCAAGTTCAAATAATAAGAGAAGTTAGTGAAGCATTTACAGAATTAAGTAAAAAAACAGCTAAGGGAGATATATCAGATATTCCTGATTTTGCTGCTAGCCCTCAAATATTATTCGGTAATGACTTTCTTGCTGCAGCGAATAAAATAACGCAACAACAGTTAGACGAATCAAGTTCTTTGTTTGTCAACCCTTATAACGAATTAAATGCTATTTTATACAGTGTAGTAAAAACTGCTGACGGCGAAACATTTAATCCTAACATGATAGCTCAAACTGCGAATAAGTTTACGCTAGATATGATACAAAAACAAAACACTAAAATAGCAACTTTACTAGAAGGTGCATTAGGAAAAGATCCGTTAAATGTAAAATTTATAAGACCACAACAGTATAGACAAACAGCTTATTCTCTAATTAGAACACTTAATAAGTCTTTTATGAAAGATATGGATAAAGGACAAAGAGAAGCTTTGAAAAGTATAATTGATCAAGTATCAATATTTACAAAAAGCACGCCGGGACCAGGTAAGATAAAAGCTTTTTCTTATGCTGAAATAGATTCTTTACTAAATGATTTGAACGATATTATTGATAATCCTGGAACTTATGGAGCTTTAGCTAAAAAGAATAAAGTTGTAAGTTTAGCAAGTAGTTTACGTGATGATTTGTATGGAGCGATAAACAGAGAATTTAGAAATAAATTTGGACTTCAAGAAGGACCTGCTAAGTTTAAAGAATTTTTAAATACAAGAAATTTTGCAAGACAGTTAAATAATTTAAAAAACTCTGACTTGTTAATGAAAGTATTAAGAAATGACGAAATAGGATTTACTCAAGGCGGACAAAATTTATTTATGGGCATGATGTCCAGTCAAGCTGGAAAGAAACAATTAGGACAAATAAGTTATTTATTTAATGAGATTCCAGAACTAGCTCCTCAAAGAGAATTATTTAAAGAAAGTATATTGCAGACTTTAGCGAAAGCATTAGATGGTGAAACTGGAGATGGTTTACAAACTGCGATGAATAATAAAGATTTTACAGGTATAAATAAAATTTTTAAAAAATGGATAAATGAAAATGGGGCTATTGCAGAACAATTTTTTAGCCCTGCAGAATGGAAACAAATTTCTAAAGGCGGAATAAACGCTGTTAATAAACTAAAACAATTAACGTCAGAAAGAGCTGCTTTAAATAGTTACATAAAAGGATTTACAGGAAAAATTGGAAGTATGGAGTATCAAAGTCTGTACAAATTTTTTCAAGATAATCCTACTAAATTAAATGAATTTATAACAGAAGGTATTAAACGAAAAGTATTAAATAAAGAAATGGTTAATAATTTTAGAAGATATGCGATGATGCAGTTCAATAATAAAACTATGATACAAGCTGGAGAAGGTATATTTATATTTGATCCTAAAGCATTGAAAAACGAAATTGCCAGTAAACCAGAATTTTATAGAGAAATGTTTGGCGAAAAATGGCTTAATTCTTTTACAGAAATGTCTAGTTTCTTAGATCAATATTACAGTCCTGTTATTGCTGCGTTAAGAAGTGGGGATGCTGCAGTCGCAGATGCTCTTAAAAACGTTTTCTTTGGTCAGTTAGATAGAAAAAGAACTTTAATAAGAGGTATTGCTAATCTAATGAGATTAAACGATAATAGAGGATTTGTAAATTTCTTCAAGTTTGAAGATTTTAAAAATGCTTATAAGAACGCAAACCTTTCTACAACAGCTATGAATGTATCTCAGATAATAGAATCAAGTGTGGCAGGTGGATTTAGAGCTGATGAAGATAGACAGAGTCAAACTGTAAGTGATGTAGGCGATGCTGCAATAATGACAGGAGCAGCTACAATAGGGGCTGTTGATAAAGGACTAGAAATAGGTGCAGATATTATAGGGTTAGGTGAATAATGACTGACTTGAGTACAAAAACGGTAGAATTAGCTGTGCATGAAGCTCAAGAAAAAGAAAAGTGGAAAAGACAAAACGAAATAAATTTAAGATTAGAAGAATTGGTAGAAAAAAATACAGAGGCGATTAACAGTTTGAACGTTACTATTGCAAATAGTAAAGGAACATTAAAAGCGTTAGGTATAGTTAGTTTGATAATAGGTATAATTGTATCTTTATCAAACATATCATGGCCGAGATAAGTAAAGTTAGATTAGGAATAGTTGCAGAACATTACGCCGTTCAATGGTTATTGAAACAAGGACATCAAGTATTTAATAATGTAGTTCATACTGGACCGATAGATTTAGTAATATTAGAAAACAATAAATTAGTGCCTGTTGACGTTAAAGTTGTTAGTTATAGAAAGAACAAAAACTTACTAGAGTGTCAACGTAGGGTATTTAGGTCGCCAAATACTAAGCAAAAAGAGCTAGGAGTTAGAATTTTAAACGTTGATTTAATCAATAATCACTGTTATTGGAACGAAAATATAGTATAATCGAAACAATAACAAAGGAGTTTTTATGAAACTTTTACAAGATTTATGGGCGCATTTAAAAGAGTGGTCTGATTGGAGCATGAAAGATTGGATTAAAGCTGCGATAGTAGCAATAATTGTAATCATAGTGATAGGGGCTTTATAGAAAATGGTTTGGCAGTTGTTAGCAAAACCCTTACTAGGCGTTGTCGCTGATGGCGTCAAGGGTTTTGTTGACACTAAAAAAGCTAAAGCTCAACTAAAAGTTACAGAGATAAAAGCACAGACTAAATTAAAACAAGACCAGATTGCTGGTAAAGTTGCATGGGAACAGAGTGCAGTTGATCAAATGCAAGGGTCATGGAAAGATGAACTAAGTCTTATAGTCCTTTTAGTTCCTGCAGTTTTGGTGTTTATTCCAGGTATGACTGAACACGTAGAACGAGGGTTTATAGCGTTACAGCAATTACCAGAATACTATCAACATTTATTATATATTGCAATAAGTGCTTCCTTTGGTATAAAAGGAGTAGGAGGAGCAGTTAAAATGCTCAAGAAAAAATAATGGAAGATTTAGAAAAAAGAATCAAGCATCACGAAGGTTACAGAAATATGGTGTACAGAGATACACTTGGAAAAAGAACAATAGGGTGGGGACATCTATGTCGTAAAGACGAAACTTGGGAAGATGATACAGAATACCCTGAAGAAGTATTACAACATTATTTCGATATAGATTTTGATACTGCAATAGCTGGTGCAGACAGACTATGCGGAAACATGAATTTACCAGAAAAAGCAGAGGAAATAATTATAGAAATGTGTTTTCAGTTAGGGGAAACAGGTGTATCTAAGTTTAAAAATATGCTTAGTGCTTTAGAGAAAAAAGATTTTCAAACAGCAGCTGACGAAATGATGGATTCTAGATGGGCAAAACAAACCCCTAATAGAGCTAAAGAGTTAAGCGAAACTATGAGGAGTGTATAATGGCAGGACTTTGGGCTAACATTCATGCTAAAAGAAAGCGTGGAGAAAAAATGAGAAAAAAAGGTGCGAAAGGAGCACCTACAGAAAAAGCTTTAAAAGCAGCGCAACAAAAAAGTAAAAAGAAAAAATGAAAAAGATACCTAAAAAATATCTTTCTGGCACTAGTGGTAAAACAAGAGCTGCTAGAAAAAAAGCAATACAAAGATTAAATAAAGATAATAAAGGATCTGGAGTTTTACCTGGAGATAAGAAGGGTGGAAAATTTGTAGGCTCTAAAAAAGAGAGTGTACATAACAAACGATTTAGGAGAATGTATGGCTAAAAAGAAATCAAGTAGCACGTCAACAG